CCTAGGTAAAGGGATTGCGGAGCCTGTTCCGAGTGAAACGAGGAATCTCGGCTCCTCGCAATGGTTTTTTGCCCGGGCCAGGCATCGTTCTCTTCCCCTCGGCGCATCCCTGAGTCAGCTTCGTAACTCCCCTTACCTTAAAAAGGGGAGGAGCGAGGATTCGCTTCGGGACTTTGCCATAGGCATCACCTCCTTTCGATTTTATTAAGTAATGTCATTCTGCTCTCCGTAGTTGCCTCGATCTTATCGGGGCCCGTCTCAGAATGACAGGTGGATTTCATCGAGCAATATTCAATTATTAAAGTTCAAACAAACTCAAATATCTCGCCAAAAGCCATAATAGTAGGCTCAGGCCTCTCTAACCTTTTACTTTAAAACTTATATGTCTATTTTGTCAATAGGTAATTAAGAAACTCGCCAAAATAGCTAAACTCGCCAAAATAGCTTGGATTTATTATAACAGCCGGCTTTCTTTTGTCAATATCCCTCATGTATCGAGGCATAATTGCCCCACTGTCACAGTGGCCGTCCCCCTCCGCCAAACCCCAAATAATATAGAAATCTAAAAATCAAAAGTCAAAATGACAAATCAAAATGCAAAAATATCCGGAAAAGGCAGCTGTATTATTTAGCATTCGCACCAAATTTCAAGCACCAAATCCCGACCATAACCATTTATGCCTCGAAGCCCACTCTCATCTCCCTTGATGGGAGAGGATTGAGGTGAGGGTGAAACAGGACAAAACTCCCTTGCTCTTTTAGAACAAAAGTGCTAATTTATGCTCAATCATGGAAGATAAGATTCGGCTTCGCCGAATGGGTAAGAATGGGCTTCGCCCATTGGGTAATGGGGGATTAAAAGCGGAAAGTAGATTGATATATGGAAAGTAAATTGATGTGGGATTTATTGCCCGAGGAATTTCCCTACGAAGATAAAGGCTGTGAGCTCTTTCCCTCCTGTCTTAACTGTCCCTTCCCTGATTGCCTTAAAGAGGAGCCCTGGGGAAAGGAGAGGTTCTTGAAGAGCAGGCGAGCCGAGAGGATGAGGGAGTTGAAGTGGGAAGGGAAAAGCGTTAAGGAGATTGCCCGCATATTTGAGGTGAGCCCGAGAACTGTGCAGAGGTGGCTGAAGGTGGTGGAAGCAGCCTCGCCCTCTGTCAATGCGAGAAGCGTAAGCGACGAAGCAATCTCTGGTCGGGCTGTTGAGGATGGAGATTGCTACGCACCTTTCAGGTGCTCGCAATGACAAAAAAGGAATGGGTGGGGATGATGTGGGCTGACTACTGACTACTGAACACCTATGTTTAGATATTAGGATTTAGAGTTGAGAGATGACTGAATTCGCCCCATCCCACCTGAACCGCATGGACACCCAGCGCCTCGCCAATTACCGCACCAACCTCGATTTCTACCGGGGCGACCACTGGCCAACCACATCACGCCACCGCCAGCTTGTGTTCAACTACGCCAAGGTCTCCATCGACAAGGCCACCAGCTTCCTCACGCAGGGGCTCAACTTCGACTGCTATCCCGGGGAAGCCACCGACGAGCTTAAGGCCAGGGCCCGCAGGGCCGAGCAATTACTTCGCCAGGTCTACGAGGGCAACAACCTACAACAGCTCGACTACGAGACCGAGGTTGATACTGCCGTCCTGGGCGACGGCTGCTATAAGGTGATATGGGATACCGACGAGAAGCGTATCCGAATCACCGCCCCCGATGTCTCCGGCATCTATGCCTGGTGGCTCGGTGATGACACCTCGCGAGTCTGGCGGGTAGCCTCCCGTTATACCCTTACCCGTGAGGAAATGGAGATGCTTTATAGTGGTGTCATTGTGAGCGCAGCGAAGCAATCTCAGGGGATTGCCACGTCGCCCCGATTCATCGGGGCTCCTCGCAATGACAGAAAAGGGGCAGCTCGCAATAATGTGGTGGTAACCGAGCTGTGGACCGCCAAGACCTTCGACCTATTCCTGGACAGCGACATCATGGAGTCCAAGCCCAATCCCTACGGCTTCATTCCTTTCGTTATCTTTCCCAACCTCAGAGAGCCCAAGAGGTTCTGGGGCAGCTCCGATATCCCGGCGCTTATCCAGCCCCAGCGGGAGCTAAACCGGGCCTTGAGCCAGCTATCCCGCATCCTGGAGCTGTCGGGAAATCCCATCGCCGTCCTGGAGAACATCGCATCGGCCGAGGACATCAAGGTCCAGCCCGGGGCCCTGTGGACCATACCTGAGGACGCCAAGGCTTATCTCCTGGACTTACTGCAAGGCGGGGGTGTTAGGCTCCATGTCGATTACATTGATGTGCTGTACCGTGCCCTCCACGATATCTCGGAGACGCCCCGGGCCGCCTGGGGAGGCATCGAGAAAGAGCTCTCAGGAACAGCGTTACAAATAGAGCTGGGCTCTCTTACTCAGAAAGTCACCAGGAAGCGGACTATCCGCACCAGCGCCTATCACCAGCGTAACGCCATGATTCTAAAGCTCGCTGAAATGTATATGAACGAGAACTTTGAGGGAGTGAACCATAGAGTAGTCTGGAGCTCGATATTGCCCCAGGACACAGCCCGTCAGGCCCAGAACGAGCAGTTGCTCGTCCAGGCCGGCGTCCACAGTAGGCGGACGGCCATGGACGAGGTGGGGATCCAGGACCCTGACGAAGAGTTCTACAGGTGGTTGGAGGAGAGGAAGAAAATCCTGGAAATGAATCAGGAGTTCAGGGTAGCCTCCACACGTGGCGGAGCGAGGGAGAGAGCGACAGCCGCGGAAATGGAAGTGCCTGAGTAATAACTCAAACCAAGGAGAAACTATGCCAGATAACGAAGAAACTCAAGAAACTCTCGAGGCCATCAAGGCCCAGCTCGAGGAGGAGAAGGAGGCCAAGGCCGCCGTAGAGGCTGCCCTGGCTGAGAGGGATGCCCGCGTTGCCGCCCTCGAAGCCTCGCTAAGCGAAGCGAAGAGTGGGTTCGAATCCACGACAGCCGAGCTCGCCTCCGTCAAGGAAGCCAACGCTCAGGCCGTGGCCAAGTACCTCGATGCCGTCAGGCTTGCCAATCCCACCATCCCCCGGGACATCATTGCCGGCGACACCATCGAGGACATAGACGCTTCGCTGGTCAGGGCTACCACCATTGCCGAGTCCGTCAAGGCCAGCCTCGAAGCCCAGGCCAAAGAGGCCAAGGTCCCGGCAGGGGCACCACCTAGGGGCGAGATATCCCTCGAGGGCTTAACCCCCAGGGAGAAAATCGCCGCTGGAATCCAGCAAAAAGGAGGAACAAGCTAACCATGAGCATATCATTAGACGAAGCAAGTAAGCTCTCGACCGATATCCTGCTTAAGGGAATCATCGAGACCATAGTCAAGGACAGCCCCATTCTGGAGCGGCTGCCCTTCATCCAGATCGTGGGCAATAGCCTCAAATATAATCGTGAAAAGACTTTGCCCACCGTGGCCTGGTACGACCCCGTCACCGATACCTGGACGACCTCCGAGCCGGCCTTCGAGCAGTGCTCGGCCAGCCTTTGCATCCTCGGCGGAGACGCCGACGTCGACAATTTCCTCAAGGCCACCAGGAGTAACATCCAGGACCTCGAGGCCGCCGTCATCGAACTGAAGGCCAAGGCCTTGCGGAACGAGTTTGAGAACACTTTTCTGAACGGCGACTCGGGCGTCAACTCCAAGCAGCCCGACGGCCTCTATAAAATCCTCAAGGGCACAGCCTGGGAAGCCACTACCGCCTACTCCCTGGGAGATGTCGTCGTTCCCACCACGGGCAAGGAGAACGGCTTCCGGTACGAGTGCACCACCGCCGGCACGTCAGGCTCTTCCGAGCCCACCTGGAAGACCACCGAGGGCGAGACCAACTCCGACGGCTCCGTCGTCTGGACCTGCCGAATCGGCAACCACCTCGGCTCGGGCCAGAACGGCGCCGAGCTCACCCTGAGCAAAATCGACCAGCTCATTGACCTTGTCAGAGGCGGCAAGCCCGACCTGCTCTTAATGAGCCGCCGGTCTCGCCGGAAGATCGTAGCGCTGGCCCGGGCCCAGGGCACCAACCTCCTCATCGGAGAAGGCAAGCTCGGTCAGGTCGTCGAGTATTACAACGGCATACCGGTCGCCATCTCCGACTGGGTCAAGGACGACTACGTAGTGGGCACTAACACCGATTGCTCGGTCATCTACGCCTTCCAGATGGGAGAGGGCGCTGTCTGCGGCCTTACCAGCCCCGAGATGATTCAGGTCGAGCGTCTCGGCTCCCTGGAGACCAAGGACGCTTCCCGGACCAGGGTCAAGTGGTATGTGTCCCTGGCCAGCTTTTCCATCGTCAAGGCTGCCATGCTCACAGGAGTGAGAGGCTAGAGGAAAGCAGGAGTCAGTAGTCAGAATTCAGAACCTATTGGCTACTGGCTCCTGGCTACTAACAAGGTAAGAATATGAACCTAACAGAAATGAGAGCCCGGGTCCGGGAGGACCTCCAGGACACCGACAGCCAGAACTACCGCTGGACGGACGACGAGGTCGACGGCGCCATCGACAGGGTAGTTAGGGAATATTCCCTCCACGCTTCCATAGAGCAGCAGGACGATATCGCCACCACCGACGGAGACACCGAGCTCGATATCTCCTCCCTGTCAGGACTGCTTGAAATCGAGTCCGTTGAGTTCCCTATTGGCCGGACCCCTAAATATCTCCAGCGCACCGAGTACTGGGCCGGCCATCTCTACATGGAGGACGAAGGGGATGGAGAGGACACCCGGGTGAGATGGCTTAAGAAGCACACCCTGGATGCCCAGTCCACCACCATCCCAACGGAACACGAAGAGATTATAATCCTCGGCGCGACAGGCTACTTAGCCATGTCAGCCTCGGCCTACACAGTGGACAGGGCCAGCATCGCCGGCCGGCACGCCACCATCAACTATAAGGCCTGGGGTAAGGAACGCCTGGACCGCTACGACAGGAAGCTCAAGGCCATCGCCCGCACCAGCCGGGTAACCCAGAGGACATTCTATACCGAAGATGATTGAAATCGGCATCCTCAAAAACTTCGACAGCGGTACCTATAAGACCGGCGTCCAGCTCGCAGGGTCCTTGACTACTTATTTTGACGATGTCAACGTCGCCCGCAACATAGCCTCAGGCGAGATGATAACCGGCCGTCATGTAATCCTGGCCGTCCCGGAGGATAACCCCAGGGACGCCGTTGTCATTGCTGTATTTACCCCATAAGGAGGAAACCATGAGCAAAGTCAAAGAAGCAATCAAAAAGGAGAAGACCAAGGAGGGACTACCCAAAGAGGCCTTCGCTATCGTCGGCGACTCCGAGGACCCTGAGACCTGGAAGCTCCCCCAGCACACCAAAGCCATCTTCCGGGCTCTCCAGGGCCGCCTCGATATCGAGAAGACCGTGGACTGGGACCGCATACCCGCTGCCGTCGCTGCCCTCAGCCCTGGCGGTTACCGTGGGGAGAGGGTCCAGGCCTCCGAGGAGGACATCATCGCCGCTGCTCGACACCTGGCTGCTCATTATCGGCATGCCGATAAGTCTGTCCCCGACACCCTGGGCGCCCTGATCTAAGCAGGAGTCAGTAATCAGAATTCAGAATCTCCTGACTCCTGACTACTGGCTACTGGCTACCAATGAAGAGATTTAGGAATGTCACAGGAACAGAATAAGTCAAGCCCGACCCTGGCGGAGGTTTTCACTGATTTATTCCGGGCAGCCACCAGGCCCGCCGTCACCATCATCTTTGCCGCCGTCATCGTCCAGGTCGTCATCGAGGGGATCGACGCCCCCCAGTGGTTCCTCGCCCTGGCCAGCACCTGCATCCTCTGGTGGTTCGGCGACAGGACGGTCCAGCACATCCAGCACTCAAAGCTTGAGTGCTGGAACATCAAGGAGAAGAAGGAGCAAGGATAATGGGTTTCCTCAAAGGAATCAGGCTGTCAGCTTTCCTTGATACCTACCAGGAATGGCACGCCCTGATCGAAGGTTTCTGTGAGGTCCTCTGTCCCTGGCCTGCGAAGCATAAACTCTCCGGGAAATTGCTAGATGATTTGAGGGGAGACCATCACTATTACATGTTCGGCAGAGCCATGGGCGTCATTGCCTGGCTCATCATCGCCAAGATTATCCAGGAGGCCTTCTTTTGACTACTGAATCCTGACTACTGACTACTTAAAGGTACAATGAGAACTTTATCGGACACGCTCTTAGC